CCTACAGAACCGAAATACTGAACATGAAAAGCTAGAAGAGTTTAGAGAAAATCTCCAAAAAACAATTGAAGACCTTTCAGACAAAAAACAAGAAATCGTACATTACGATTTTGCCTACTCCCTTCTAAGGGACGATGGTGTAAAAACGAAGATCATTAAGAAGTATCTTCCGTTCATAAATCAACAAGTAAATCGTTATCTTCAGATGATGGATTTCTACATCAACTTTAAACTTGATGAAGAATTTGGTGAAACTGTAGAATCACCCATTCACGAACATTTTTCCTACAGTTCTTTCAGTGAAGGTGAAAAGATGAGAATTGATCTAGCATTACTTTTTACATGGAGGGAAGTCGCTAGACTCAAAAATTCTGTAAACACCAACTTGTTGATTATGGATGAAGTATTTGATTCTTCACTAGATGGATTTGGAACTGAAGAATTCCTTAAGATTATTCGATATGTAATCAAGGATGCTAACATCTTTGTAATCTCTCATAAATCAGACTTGCATGACAAATTTGAAAGTGTCCTCAAGTTCGATAAAATCAAAGGATTCTCATGTATGGTATGAACTGGAAAGAAGAGTACAAACAGTTCACTGGCAACAAGAAAGAACTTGATTTGCTAGAGAACGGAGCAAAAAGTTTGGCAGAGTCATGGCATTTACAAGCCATGTATAATAAGTGGAAACGTATCAAAGGAATTTCCAATGAACACCCCTAACTGGCAGCATCACTCTAAGAAAGAGCAGAAACGAACTCTTAAACCTCAGGCAATGAGGGCACGAAAAGAGGCACTCAGACAATTGAAGAAGCGTCACATGAACCCGTCCAAGAGACGGGTTTCGTCGTATTATGAGTCCATACGAACGGAACACTATGACAGTTTCACACGAGATCAAGTCGCAACTTGCTAAACTTCTGGCAACTGAAGATCTTGTTGTAGAGCACAAGAAAGTTGAGACTGCCTGCTTTAACGTCCATACTCGTGTGTTGACTCTTCCTATGTGGGAGAAAGCAGGCAATGAAGTTTATGATATGTTGGTCGCACATGAGGTGGGTCATGCACTGTATACACCCGACCGTAACTGGTTGAAAGAAACGAAAATTCCTCCACAGTTCGTAAACATTGTGGAGGATGTTCGTATTGAGAAGTTGATGAAACGTCGTTATCCTGGTCTCCCTAAGACTTTCTATGCTGGATACCAGGTTCTTGCTGAGGAAGATTTCTTTGGTGTTGAGTGTGATGATGTTACCAAGATGAACCTCGCAGATCGTGTGAATCTGTATTTCAAGATTGGTAACTTTATTGATGTTCCTTTTGACGAAGACCTTGAGATGCCCATTCTTCGTATGATTGAAGGGTGTGAAAGTTTTGATGATGTTCTTCTAGCAGCGAAGGCACTGTATACCTATTGTCAAAATCAACTGAATACTGATACAAAGACTGAAATGGATTCTCTGGAATCTCAGTCTGGCAGTCCAGATCCTTCACAAAATCAGCAAGGACTTGAGCAAGGAGATACTGATACCACTGACGATGGTGAGTCTTCTACAGCAGAGTCTGGAGAGACAGATGAAATCGAAGAAAAAGAAAAAGGACCTTGTGGTGGTATTCATAATGATGTAGAAATCAAAACTGTGGAAGCATTAGAAAATGCAATCAAGGATCTTGCTTCTACGGATGGGTATGAGAATATCTATGTTGAAGTGCCGAAACTAAACCTTGATAAGATTATTGTTCCTAATTCCAGAATTCATCAAGAGTGTCATGAGATCTGGGATAATTATGAATATCAAGAAGCATTTGATGATGTTGATGCCGAGTTTACAAAGTTCAAAAAATCTGCACAAAAGGAGGTGAATTACCTTGTCAAAGAATTCGAATGCCGTAAGTCCGCAGACTCTTATGCTCGTGCTACTGTTAGTAG